GCTGCAGGCAATTTGCCGAACCAATAGAACCTATGATGATGGTAAAACTTTTGGTTTAATCGTCGACTATATTGGAATCTTCGATAATGTTGCCAAGGCACTAGATTTTGACGAGTCCAGTATGAAGAAGGTCATCACCAATATTGACGAAGTCAGAAAGCAGATACCAGCCTTGCTTAGAAAATGCCTTAGCTACTTTATGGGTGTAGACCGGACGGTTGATGGCTGGGAAGGGCTTATGGCGGCGCAGGAATGTTTGCCGACAAATGATGAAAAAGATCAGTTTGGTGCAGATTATATTGTTCTGAATCGGGCATGGAATGCATTGTCTCCTGATCCGGCACTGAACGCTTTACAGACAGACTATGTTTGGCTGACAAAAGTATATGAATCTATAAAGCCGACGAACGGCAGCGGAGGATTGATCTGGGCTGCTCTTGGACCGAAAACGCTGGACATCGTCGATAATAATCTGGACGTTGGAGAAGTTCACGAGGATGAAGAAATTCTGACCCTGGATGCTGATTTGATTGATGACTACATTGCCAAATATAAGGATGCCAAAAGAGCTGCAAAAAAAGTAGAAATTGATCTGGTAGCTAAAATTAGGAAGCACACACAAGATCCGAAATATATGAAACTTGGGGAAAAACTGGAGCAGTTGCGAGAAAAACATGAGCAGGGCCTCATTAACAGCATCGAGTTCTTAAAAAGACTTCTTGAATTGGCAAAAGAAGCCGCGGAAGCAGAGAAAGAAGTGGTGCCAGAGGAAGAAATTGATAAAGGCAAAGCAGCTCTGACGGAACTTTTCAATGGCGTAAAGAATAAGAAAACACCGATTATTGTTGAGCGAATTGTCACCGACATTGATGACATTGTAAAGATTGTTCGTTTCGACGGCTGGCAGAATACTAAAACAGGGCGGCAGGAAGTTAAAAAGGCACTCCGCAGTGTTGTATGGATGAAATATAAGATCAAGGATAAGGATGTCTTTGATAAAGCGTACAACTATATCGAACAGTACTATTAATATACAACAGAAAATGCTTTCTGGAATGAAATCGAGATGATGTGATGGATGGCAAAATATCCGGATTTAAAAAGCTATTTGCAGGTAAATTACAAGGACCTTCTGCTCGAAGAAGTACAGAAATTTGTTGATAAAAAATATGATGGTGGTGGCTTTCACAGCTTTAACGTCGTATCATTGCTAAAGCATAAGATTGAGAATCTGGAAGTCAAAGCACTTACATGTCACGATGCACCCGGGCCTATCGTGAAGATGGACGTAGGAATCGTAGCAGATATTGTAGATTTGGAGATCGGAACAAAGAGTTATGAGGCCAGCCGAAAACGGCATTGGTTTACTATCTACCTACAAGGAATCCTTAGGGATGGCCTTACGGATGTTAAGGCCATCAGTACTGAGGAGTTTTTTGGTGGGAAATTTCAAAAAGAGAATGCGCTAGATCAGTTTCTTGTGCCATATATATATTCGGCAGACTTAGAAGGACTTGCTGAAGACTTCACGGGTTTTTATTGCCATGGTGCTATTTATGACGGTTATAGGTTGCCGATTGGACATATCCTTAACGAGCTCGAAATCACATATTATTCGGCTGATTTACCAGCAAATTGCTTTGGGCGGATGTATTTTAGGAAAGCTACTGCCACTGTTTATCGGCACTTCCCTTATTGTGGTGAGGTAAGGGAAGAAAACCAAACCATTGAACCAGGTACTATGCTGATAAGTCGTGACAAATATTATCTTGGAGGTGACGGAACACAGCTTCTTACGATTGCACACGAGATTGTCCATTGGTTTATGCATCAAAAATATTTCAAGATACTTGCGTTATTGGATGATGAGAGTGATATGATGTCTTGCGAAGTGGAACCGAGCCGTTACGATGAAAGTATGACAATGGCTCAGAAAGCGCATTGGTACGCTGAATGGCAAGCCAATGCACTGGCTCTACGCATAGCTATGCCCCGATGGTTCATGATGCGGGCATTTCAGGAGGCAAGAGCTGCCACAAAGCCGTATTTTTTCACCGGTGACTATGTAGAGGATATCTTGAGTCGTATAGCAGATCTATTTGATGTTCCCATATTCGCAGCAAAGCAGCGTGCTAGACAGTTGGACTTTGACAATGCCGATGGAGCTTTCGTGTACGTTGATGGTGAGTGGCATAATTCATTTTGGTTTCATAAAGGTAGTTTAGAAAGGAATCAGACTTTTGTCATTAATAGGGCTGGGTACGAGCGTCTTTATAAAAAAGATACTTACTTTGCAGAGCTTATTGATTTTGGAGAGTTTATCTACCTCGGGTATGTTGTTTGCATAAACGATCCAAAGTATGTTGCATTAGAGAGATCCCACGCAGCTGTTAAGTTAAAATTAACTGATTACGCTAGGGAGCATGCAGATGAATGCTGCCTGAAATTTTCTTTCCGTAGCACGTCCTATCTTCGTGATATTCAGGATAAGTATGAATTCTACGGAGAATCATACCTTAGTAAGGAAGTCAAAGCGGAAAATTATGTAGAACATTATTTTGACAAGGGGTTTAACCTGAAGCCACAACAGTCTATAAACGAAATACGTGAGGCAGTTGCAGCATATAATGCTTCCAATGAGGTGGCTAAGAAAGTGAAGATAGAAATGTTGCAAAATAATTGTAATAGTTTTGCTGATGCCTTAGTATATCATATGGACCGTAAGAAAATAACGATTGACCAGCTTGTAGAGAGAGCCGGATTAAGCGATACAACTATTAAAAATTATCGAAGTGGTGTTAAGAATCCGCCCATTGAAAATGTGATGGCAGTATGTATAGGGCTAAATCTTCCAAGATCATATAGCGAAGATTTATTACATCGCGCAGGATACGATCTGAACAATACGCCTCAGAGAAAAGCGTATAATTTTCTTTTAGATTATGATGATGGTACACTTGAGCAGTGGAATTTAATACTAGACGCGTTCCACCAGCCACATATTCCAAATCTAAGGAATCAAAAAAAGAACATAAATTCTTAATGTGGAGTCAACTTTAAGTTCCCCGCAGATAGTTCAATGCGTATAAGACTTTGTGCATCGAAAGATGCATGAAGTCTTATTTTTTTGCCAAAAAATGGCAACTTTAGGTTCCTAAAAGAAACTTTATTTTTCGTGTATCCTTCTTATAACGGTTGAAGTTAAGCAACTGGAATCTTAATAAAAAAGTTTCTTTCAAAGGAGGTGATTAATTTGCAAACATGAACCATATTTGTTTGGCATAAATCGGGGTCGCTCCCCAGATAAAACAGAAAATCGTGCCGAGAGACGCGCGGTCTAGGCAGGATATCAATACAGATTTCTCCCGCTTTATTGGAGCACAAGGAGAATCTGTGAGAGATACCCTCCTTTGCTATGCGCTCTTTCTGGCTTCAGGCAGGTCTGTGTATCTCTACACAGACCTGTTTTTCATATCTTGCCGATGATTCTGCCTTCTCCGGCGAGGAGGAAAATCATGAAATTAAAGTTGAGATATGAAGATTCGTTTCAGGAAATTGAAATAGAACTAGGAGAGATGGAAGGTTGGCTGAACATTTCAGTGGGAGCAGATGAATCAATTGACAACAGAGAAAAACGAGTACAAGAAACGGTGGATGTGCTCTTGAATCGGCCGGACTACAACAACTGGCATACAATGGCGCGTCATCGCGGTATCCCTCCAAAGCCAAGCCGGAAAGACGACCAGAATGCAGATGATACTGATGGATTGGATTGCCTGGAAGATACAGGTTACGCAAGATGGTTGGAGAAACTAGAATCATATGATGCGGTTTGCAGTGATGTAAAGATGGCTTTGGCCAATAAACCTCAATGGGCGGAGGCAGTGATCTCTGTGTACATTGACGGGGAGAATATTCGGGACTATGCCAAACGAATCGGGGAAAACGAGAATAACATTTCGCAGAAATTGAAAAGGGCCAAAAAGAAATTAAAAAACTTTTTCCATGACCGTCAGATTTCGCCTTCTCTCCGGGCTAATAAGTAGGGAAGGAATCCTAAAAACTCAATTTGGAGGTAGATAAGTATGAATGAAATGCAAGTTTTTCAAAACATCGAATTCGGTACGGTCCGTACCATCGTCCATGACGGGACGGTTTATTTCGTAGGGAAGGATGTCGCCGAAGCCCTGGGCTACAGCAATGTGCGGGACGCGCTCAGGAAGCATGTTGATAAGGAGGATAAGGGAGTCGCGGACTGCGACACCCCCGGCGGGACGCAGCGTATGACGGTCATCAACGAATCCGGCGTGTATTCCCTGGTGTTCAGCTCCAGGCTTCCCACGGCAAAGGCATTCAAATGCTGGGTGACTTCGGAAGTGCTGCCGGCCATCCGCCGGTATGGTATATACGCCATGGACAATTTGCTGGATAACCCGGATGTCCTGATTCGGGCCCTGACAGCGTATAAGGAAGAACGCGGCAGGGCAAAGGAACTGGCGCAAATGAACGCCGCTCAACAGCAGCAGATTGCAGAACTGCAGCCAAAGGCCACCTATTACGACCTGGTACTGCAATGCAAAGATTTGGTAAGCACCTCGACCATAGCCAAAGATTACGGCTGGTCGGCTACACGTATGAACCGGTGGCTCCACGAACACGGCATCCAGTACAAGCAGGGAAAAATCTGGCTCCTTTACCAGGAATACGCGCCCATGGGATACACCTCTACTAAGACATTCAACATCCCGGATGGCAATGGTATCCTGCACAATCATGTTAATACCTACTGGACGCAGAAGGGACGATTGTTTATCTATCAGCTGATGACGGCTGAAGGTAACTATCCGCTCATCGAACAGGGATGTGATGGCTGTGGACAAGTTTAATCATGAACACTACCAGGACCTGACTCCGCATCAGGCGATCAGCACGATTGAAGCCGGAAGGAAAGCGGCCAGGGCCTACCGCCCATTGGTCTATATCTGCTCACCGTATTCAGGCGATGTCGCCGGGAATGTAAAAAACGCCCGGCGATACTGCCGATTCGCTTTTGAGCAGGGGTACATTCCCATCGCACCACATCTCCTGTTCACGCAGTTTCTGGATGATAACAATCCGAAGGAACGGGAACTGGGCCTTCATTTCGGCAATGTGCTGATGAGCCAGTGTCGGGAGGTGTGGGTATTTGGAAATATTGTATCGCCGGGTATGGATGCGGAAATCAGGCGGGCCCGGTGGAAAAATTACAGACTGAGATTTTTTGATAATGCCCTTAGGGAGGTAGAACAATGAAGTTTACGATTTACACGGCTGACTGCACTGGTAACGAACGCAATGCCGTATATCCCCATAAAGCAGTCATTTCAAATGGTGAGGAACTGAAAGCTGCCGCCGCCTTTGACCACGTATGCGCGGCTTTCAAAGAAAACTACCGCAACAGGGAAAATTTCATTTCTTCGGATGTGATTGTCATGGATTGTGACAACAGCCATTCAGAAAATCCCGCGGACTGGGTAACGGGAGAACGATTCTTAACTATGGTGCCGGATACGGTTGTGGCCATTGTGCCTTCGCGGAACAATATGAAACCCAAAGATGGGAAATGCGCCCGCCCCAGATTCCATGCATATTTTCCTGTTCCGGAAATAAGAAACGAAACCGCATATGCGGAGATGAAGCAGGCTATCCACCAGCGGTTCCCGTTTTTCGATGGGGCCGCACTGGATGCTGCCCGGTTCATTTATGGCTGCGTCGCGGAAACTGTACTGTGGCAGGAAGGCTCTTTGTCTATTGTATCCGTTATTGGCAGCTTACCTAAACCATCCGGCATCATCCCACAGGGTCAGCGGAACAATACTATGAGCCGGTTCGCCGGCCGTGTCATCAAGCGGTATGGGGCGACAGAGAAAGCCTATCAAATTTTCTTCGAAGAAGCCGAAAAATGCGACCCGCCTTTGGAAGATGCCGAACTCAATAAAATATGGCAGAGTGCCGTCCGGTTTGGGGAAAAGATTGCCAGGCAGGAAGGCTACATCAGTCCGGATCAGTACAATAATGATTTTGGCACACGGGAAAGCCTGAAACCCGGCGACTACTCGGATATCGGTCAGGCTAAGGTGCTGCACAGGGAGTACGGCAATGAGCTGCGCTATACGGAAGAAGCGGACTTCATCCGCTACAATGGTGTATTCTGGATGGAATCCCGCCAGGCGGCAGTCGGGGCGGCAGAGGAATTCCTTGACCTGCAACTGGCCGATGCGAACGACCAGTCGGATAAGGCTGTCAAAGAATTGAGCCAGGCAGGTCTGTCAGAGGACATTATCCGCAAAGGCGGCCGGACACTGGAAAAAATGATCGAGGCTGGGCAGCGCAAAGCCTACCTGGCGTACCTTTCTGCAGAAGCGTACCGCACTTTCGTCATGAAGCGCCGGGATATGCGCTACATCCTGTCGGCCTTGCAGGCACTGAAGCCGATGGTCCTGCTTCCCATCCAGCGGCTTGATGCGGACGAATTCCTGCTTAACACCCCGTCGGTTACATATGACCTGCGCAAGGGCATGGGCGGATGCCGGGAACATCGGGCGGAGGACTATATCACGAAATGCACATCCGTCGACCCAGGCGATGAAGGCAGGGCCGTTTGGGAGAAGGCACTCAATGAGTTCTTTACCAACGACCGGGAACTTATCGGATACGCACAGGAAATCAGCGGGCTTATGTCTATCGGAAAGGTCTACGTAGAAGCGCTGGTCATTGCCTATGGCGATGGACGGAACGGGAAATCTACGTACTGGAACTCCATTGCACGTGTGCTGGGAAGTTACTGCGGCGGTATCTCAGCAGATGCCCTGACGGCGAACTGCAAACGGAACATCAAGCCGGAAATGGCTGAACTCAAAGGCAAGCGCATGGTCATAGCGGCGGAGATGGAAGAAGGTGTGCGGCTCTCGACTTCAGTCCTGAAGCAGATATGCTCTACGGACGAAGTGGGCGGCGAGAAGAAGTACAAGGCCCCGTTTAAGTTTGTGCCGACACACACCATCGTCCTCTATACCAATCACCTGCCAAGGGTCGGTGCAACCGATGAAGGCACATGGCGCAGGCTGATTGTCATCCCATTCAACGCGCAGTTCGAAGGGAATGGGGAAGTCAAGAACTACACCGATTACCTGGTGGAAAAAGCCGGGCCGGCCATCCTGCAATGGATTATCGAAGGGGCAAAGAAGGTCATCGACAAGAACTACCATCTGGAACCGCCAAAATGCGTACAGGATGCAATCGAGAAGTACCGGGGGCAGAATGACTGGCTTCATCATTTCCTGGATGACTGCTGTGACCTGGACCTGTCATTCAATGAGAAGTCGGGTAATCTGTATACGGCATACCGGACGTACTGCCAGCAGATGAACGAGTACACCCGGAGTACGGCGGATTTCTATTCAGCACTGGAGAATGCAGGCTTCGAACGCAGACGCAACAGAGAGGGAAGGTTTGTGTTCGGTCTGCATTTGAAAGTGACGGATTTCCTGGAATAAGGCATTTGTGACAGTCTATGACGGTCTCTCCTATAATTCTCCTTTAGGACTGAAAAATGGTAAATAGCTATATAGAAAGTTAATGAATAGACTGGCATAGACTGTCACACTGCCAGTAAACGAGGTGATGAAGAATGCGGGAGCGCATGATAGAACAGAAATTAGTGACGGAAACAAGAAAGCGTGGCGGGTTGGCATTGAAGTTTGTTTCCCCATCGTACAGCGGCATGCCGGACCGTCTGGTGCTACTGCCGGATGGGAAAATGGCCTTTGTGGAAGTCAAGGCGCCGGGGCAAAGGCCAAGGCCGTTGCAAGTCAGCCGTCATGCCAAGCTCCGCGGGATGGGGTTCAGGGTTTACGTCCTGGATGCCGTGGAAGATATTGCAGCCGTGCTGGATGAAATCACACGCACGCGCGATGGAAAAGGAAGCGATGCCGGATGAAGTTTACACCTCATGCGTATCAGAAGTACGCAATAGACTATATCAAGACTCATCCGGTAACGGCCCTGTTCCTGGACATGGGCTTGGGCAAAACAGTAACGACGCTGACGGCCATCCGGGACCTGATGTATGATACCTTTGAAATACAGCGGGTACTGGTGGTCGCTCCTTTACGGGTAGCAAGAGATACCTGGCCGGAAGAAATCCGGAAATGGGATCACCTGAAAGAGTTGACTTGTTCTGTCGTGGTCGGTAATATGGTAGAACGGCGGCGGGCCTTGCAGAAGGAAGCCGATATCTATATCGTGAATCGGGAGAACCTGGCATGGCTATACCAGAACAGCCGCCTGGATTTCGATATGGTCGTCCTGGACGAGCTGTCGAGTTTTAAAAATGCACAGTCTAAGCGGTTCAAAGCCATGAAGGCCATGCGACCTAAAGTGAAACGCATCGTCGGTCTTACGGGAACGCCTAGCGGCAACGGGCTGATGGATCTCTGGGCCGAATTCCGGCTCCTGGACATGGGCGAACGGCTGGGAAAGTATATCAGCCAGTACCGCAGCCTGTACTTCAAACCAGACAAACGCAATGGCATGGTGGTGTTTTCCTACAAGCCGCTTCCGGGAGCAGAAGAAGTTATCTATCACCAGATTGCCGACATCACCGTGTCCATGAAAGCGAATGATTACCTGGAGATGCCGAAGCTGGTAAGTGTGGCGAAAGAAGTTACGCTGAGCGAAAAGGAAAAGAAACGTTACGACGAGCTGAAAAAGTCCCTGGTACTGGAGCTTCCTGGCGGCGAAGTCACAGCTGCCAATGCCGCATCGCTTACGATGAAGCTTTCGCAGATGGCGAACGGCGCCATTTATACGGACGACAAGAACGTGGTGAGCATCCATGACCGAAAGCTCGATGCTCTGGAAGATTTAGTGGAAAGCGCCAACGGGCAGCCGGTTCTGGTGGCCTACTGGTTCAAGCACGATAAAGACCGCATTCAGAAGCGGATGGAAGCCAGGGAGTTGAAGGAATTGCAGGATTTTGCCGACTGGAATGCCAGGAAGATACCTGTGGCCCTGATTCATCCGGCCTCTGCCGGACATGGGTTGAACCTTCAGCAGGGCGGTTCCATCCTGATATGGTTCGGCTTGACATGGAGTCTGGAACTCTATCAGCAGACCAACGCCCGCCTCTGGAGACAGGGACAGCAGAGCCGCACGGTCATCATACAGCATATCGTGGCCAAGGGCACGATTGACGAGCGCATTCTGAAAGTATTGGAACATAAAGACGGAACCCAGGCCGCACTGATCGATGCGGTGAAGGCTGACCTGGGGATGACGGAACCGGGAAACGGGGGTATACTATGAAGCGGCAAACAGAAGGAGAAGAGAAACGTATGGAAGCAAAAGCGTACCTGGAACAGGCACGAAATATCAATATCCAGATAGACAGCAAGCTGGAACAAGTATCTGCCTTGCGGCAACTGGCCATCAAGGCGTCATCAACAATCAGTCCGGTGCCGCCGAGCGGAACGCCAGACCCGCACCGGCTGGAAAAAACCATCACTCGCATGATGGATATGGAACACGAAGTGGATGAGGACATCGACCATCTGGTAGAACTCAAGGCAGACATCATGAAGGCTGTCAGCCGGGTGCCGGATGACCGGGAACGGGTTGTCCTGGAACTCCGCTATCTGGCCTTCAAAGACTGGGCGTCCATTGCCGATGCCATCGGACTCCACGTCCGCCAGGTGTACCGTCTGCATGACGAGGCCTTGAAACACATCGAAATTCCTGCCGGATGTCACTAAATGTCACCTAAACAGCACTTGATGTCACTGGCTTCTGTAAGATATACTATAATCAGCAAGAAAGAATGAAGGACCGAGGCTTGAAGCCATCGGTCCTTTTTTGATGCAAAAAAAAGAGAACCCGTCAGTAACATCCAGCGCAAGCTACTGAAAACAGCAGCGGCATTCTGGCCATAGACGGGCTCTCTTAGCGGTAAAGGTTGTGATGGTATCTCGGGGCCAAAATCTTCTGCAGCAGACTTCGGCTTTTCCGCCGACAACACATCCTTTGCCTGAAGAACGCGGGAGTTGCAGTGGGAGTACTCCTGTCACTGACAAGTCAGACCGTTCTTGTAATCTTAGTATAACAGGTTTCAGTAGGGAAAGGAAGCAGAGTATGCCAAGAAGACCGCAGACACCGTGCAAGTATCCGGGATGTCCGAAGCGGGTGCCATACGGAAGAAAATATTGTGACGAACATGAACAACGGTGCCAGGGCGAACGGAAGAACGCAGTGTTGCGTGGCTACGGGAGAGCGTGGCAGAAAGCCAGGAAGTTCTTCCTGAAGCGTCATCCCTGGTGTGCCCGATGCAAAGAGAAAGGTCGGCTCGTCCCGGCAACCGTTGTAGATCATATCAAGCCGCATCGCGGCGACCTGGATTTGTTTTGGGACGAAAAGAACTGGCAGCCCCTTTGCAAGAGCTGCCATGACCATAAGACGATGACGGAAGACCGTGACATTGAGTACAGGTATTAATTACCAAAATGCTTGAAATACTTTTTCTAACTTGGTATCAGGCGGGATTGGTTGCCAATCATAACTTTTATAATTATCAATACCTTTTACTTTTCCATTGGCATCATACAAAATGATGCTAGTTAATGCGTAACTGCGATTGGAACGATTAAATATAACTTTGTATAAAACAAACTCATTATTTGGAAACACATCTTTCAACCAAGTCGTAGCATATTGCGGAGTTCTTTGCATAGAATCTATATCGGCATACCATTTATTTCCATTATTAGATTCATCCAATAGGTACCAATTTGTTGCAAAACAAGAGGGTATTAAGCAAAAGGTAAATATTAATAAAGACAATAATTTTTTCATAATAAGTATCACCGATTTCTTTTGTAGGATAATTAAAGTATATCATATTAAAAATATGGGTTGCTATAGTGAATCCTTTATAAAGGGGATGGGGGAGGTCAATCTCTACAACTTTTTCTCCCATGACCGCCGCCCCCTCAAATGGGAAAAACCGCGAAATTCATAAGGGGGGATATAAGGACGGTCTTCAACCGAATATCAGGCAGCTCCAGGCTTCTGGCCCGGGGCTTTTTATTGCTAGGAAGAAGGGAACCTTCATGAATGACTGCCAGCGCAGGCAGATTGAAACCATGCGGAGACAGGGGATGGGGTACAAGGCCATCGCCCGGGAAACGAAGCTGTCACGGGACAGCGTACGGAATTATTGCCGCTGGCATCATCTGAACGGATACGGAGTCGCCATTGCCGCGGCATCCAGAAAGGAAACAGTGTATGAAGACATCGGATATGGAATGGAAAGTTCTGCCCATCGGCCAGCTGAAGCCCGCGGCATATAACCCCAGGAAGCAGCTGAAGCCCGGCGACAAGGAATACGAAAAAATCAAGCACTCCATCCAGGAGTTCGGCTATGTGGAACCCATCATCGTCAACTACGACATGACCGTCATCGGCGGGCATCAGCGCCTGACTGTGCTGAAAGAACTGGGCTATGAAGAAGTCCAGTGTGTGGTTGTCCATATCGAAGACGAATACAAGGTCAAGGCCCTAAATATCGCCCTCAATAAAATCACCGGCGCCTGGAACGAACAGCTCCTGGCCGACCTTATCGTCGATTTGCAGAGCGTCGATTTCAATGTAGACCTGACGGGCTTTGAAGCCCCGGAAGTGGAGCAGCTCTTTTCTAAAGTCCACAACAAGAAAGTGAAAGAAGATGACTTCGATGTGGACGGAGAACTGGAACAGCCGGCTATGGCCAAGGCAGGAGATATATGGCTCCTGGGGGAACACCGCGTCATCTGCGGCGATGCCACGCTGCCGGAAACCTACACACGGCTGATGGACGGCAAGAAAGCCAATCTGGTGCTGACGGATCCTCCGTACAATGTGGATGTGGAAGAAACGGCCGGGAAAATCAAGAACGACAATATGCCGGACGATAAATTCTATCAGTTCCTGTTCAGCGCCTTCGTCAACATGGAGCAGAACATGGAACGGGATGCATCCATCTATGTATTCCATGCCGATACGCAGGGGCTAAACTTCCGCAAGGCCTTCAAGGACGCAGGCTTCTACCTGTCCGGCTGCTGCATCTGGAAGAAGAACGCCCTGGTCCTGGGCCGCAGTCCGTACCAGTGGCAGCACGAGCCGTGCCTGTTCGGCTGGAAGCTGAACGGGAAACACCAGTGGTATTCCGACCGCAAACAGACAACCATCTGGGAATATGACCGCCCGAAAGCCAGTAAGGAACATCCGACCATGAAGCCCGTGGCGCTCATGGCCTATCCTATACAGAACTCGTCCATGAGCCACTGCATCGTCCTGGACCCGTTCCTCGGATCCGGCTCCACGCTCATGGCCTGCCAGCAGACGGACCGCATCTGTTATGGCATCGAGCTAGACGAGAAGTTCGTCGATGTCATCGTGAAGCGGTATATCAGCGAGTGCGGGGATGAAGGCGTGTTTGTACTGCGTGAAAATGAGAAAATTCCTTATGATAAAGTGCAGGAATGACTTGCTATTATCGGCGTTCAGAGTGATATATGTACTAGCAAAACAAGGAGGTACATAGACCATGACAATCCAGACGAACCTGAACGACCGCAAGGAACTGGCCAGACGGCTGATTCCCTTCAACCATAACGAAAAGCTTCATTACACCGGGACCCCGGCCTTTGCCTACGAAGGGCAGTGCTTCCGCATCCTTCGCAGCGGCGATATCGAATGCGATGATGAAAAGACAGAAGCGGCCATCACGGCTTTCCTGCAGGAAGCCGGAATCCTTCCGCAGCCGGAACCGGAAGAAGGAACAGAAACCGAAGTAACGCAAGAACTGACACAGCAGGATGGAGCGCCAGAATCGGAAGCACTGCCGCAGACGGAAACGGAACCAGACCAGATGGAAATCAAGGTTCCCATTGATGGCATGGACGGGGCGCAGCTCCGCAACCTGGTCTTCATGCTCCATGCCCAGCAGTACCTGCTCAACCGGGCCGCAGGACATGAAAACATCCATGTGCCGGACAGGCTGGTGGAAGAATTGAAAGAAGAACCTGGTACAGACCGGACTTCCTTCTTTGCCATCTATCAGAATTACAGCAAGGAAGGGCGGGGCTTCCTGATTGCCGCAGAAGCGGTGACATTCTGCTTCTGCGCGACCGGCAATGCCGTGAAGAACCGCGCCCTGATAGAGCTGGCGGCTTTCATGGTCAGCGCGGCGAAAAAGGCGAAACGGGTCCAGCCTGCCACACGGAAGCCGGAAAACGAGAAGTACTACCTGCGGATGTGGCTCCTGCGCATCGGCATGGGAACCAGAGCCAGCCACGGATCGCGCATGGCCCTGCTGAAAGGCCTGAACGGATGGAGTGCCTTCCGTACGGAAGAAGAGGCCATGACCCATGCCAGAAAGCAGAAGGAACGCCGGCATCAGGACCTATAAATTGTCCATCTAATTCATAATTATTCTCAAAATGACTTGCTATTGTGTGCCTTTAGAGTGATATATAGTGTACCGAAAGAACACACGCACACATAGAAAGGACAGAGATAATTATGAAAACACTGCACTTTGGCATCGAAATGGAAATGACAGGGATCACGAGAAGCCGGGCCGCCAGCCTCATGGCCAGCTTCTTCGGGACGGAAAGCCGGCACGAAGGCGGAGCCTACGATACCTACACCGCAAGGGATGAACAGGGACGGAAATGGAAAGCCATGAACGATTCCAGCCTGGTTCCCCAGAAGAAGGTGAACGGAAACATTACGGAAGCTTCCAGTTTCTACCGCACGGAAGTGGTCAGCCCCATCCTTTCCTACGAAGACATCCCGAAGCTGCAGGAGCTGGTGCGGACGCTCCGCAAGGCCGGGGCCTTTGCCAACAAGTCCTGCGGCATCCACATCCATGTCGGGGCCGAACGGTTCACGGCAAAGACCCTGCGGAACCTGGTGAACATCATGGCGAGCAAGGAAGACATGATTTACCGCGCCCTCCAGATCAATCCTTCGCGGGAAAGCCGGTACTGCCGGAAGACAAACACGGCCTTCCTGAAGGACATCAATCGGAGAAAGCCGGACACGCTGGAAGGCATCGCCGACCTCTGGTATCAGGAAGCGCCTTACGGACGGAACCATCATTACAACAGCACCCGCTACCACGGGCTGAACCTGCATGCGACCTTCACCAAAGGGACCGTCGAGTTCCGGCTTTTCAACGGGACGCTCCACGCCGGGGAAATCAAGGCATACATCCAGTTCTGCCTGGCCGTCGCCCATCAGGCCCTGGCCCAGAAGAAAGCTTCGGCCCGGAAGACTGAAACGGATAATGAGAAATACGCTTTCCGGTGCTGGATGCTCCGCCTCGGGCTCATCGGCGACGAATTCAAGACCTGCCGGCTCCACTTTCTCAAACACCTCACAGGCAATTCCGCATGGCGCAATGCCGCCGCTTGAAGGAGATAGCCTTCCGGGCAGCTTCGGCTGCCCTTGGGGTGGTAGAAGGGCATTCCCTTCAGAAAGGATGAGAGCGATGAAACAAAGGATCTATATTGCCTACGGCAGCAACATGAGTGGAGTACAGATGGCAAGACGGTGTCCTGACGCCGTTCTTGCAGGAACGGGCCGGATCCGGGGCTATGAACTTCTCTTCAAAGGTTCCCTGACAGGATGTTACGCCACGATCGAGAAGAAGGCGGATGCCTTCGTGCCGGTTGTTTTCTGGCACATTTCTCCGGCGGATGAACGGCGGCTCGATGCCTATGAAGGCTTCCCGCGGTTCTACTACAAAAAAGAAGTGGATGTGGAAACAGATGACGGCATCATCAGCGGTCTTGTGTACATCATGCACGAAGACCGGCGGTTCGGCATCCCGGAAGATTGGTACTACCAGAACATGGAGCAGGACTACCGCAAATTCGGTTTCGACCTGTCCGTCCTGCGGGCCGGGCTGCGGCACAGCCGGGAACGGATGGAAGGGACGCGGGTGCGGCTTATCGCCATGGATGACAGGCAGGCCCCGTCCAGGGGAACAGAAGGCACCGTCCAGTTCGTCGATGATGCCGGAACCATCCATGTACAGTGGGATACGGGCAGCAGTCTTGGGCTGATACCCGGAGCCGATGAATGGGAAGTCATCGAATAAGATGCATAAATATCGGATGAATGACTTGCTATTATGTGCGTTCAGAGTGATATATATACATGACAAAAGGGACAAGCCCTAGAGGAAAAGCACACGAAAGCGAGGATTTTACCATGACAAACATCTATGCACTCCGCAACCATTTCGAACTCCGCGAATACCAAACAGCCATAACAAGGGCTGATTTTGAAACCCATTTCAAGGCTGCCAAGGAAAAAGTGACCTTCACTTTTGGCGGATGGGATGGCAAAAGCTACGATGGCGAAAGCCGCACGGCAAGGGTTTACCGGACCGATATAAAAGGCTACGAAGATGTCCGGTTCATCAAAGTCGGCAAGGGGCTTCATTATATCGAGGAAGACCGCCAGGTGCTTGAAAAAGCAACCGGGGAAACCCATCCAAGCGCCGGATGGCTGGTCGATGTCCTAAAAAGCATGAAGTAAGGGAATCCTGAAGACGGGGCCGCAAGGCCCTGTTCTTTGCCATAAAATAAAATGCATAAATTTTCTTTAGAAATGGTAAAAGAAAATCGGGGAAGGCTGCAGCCGCGGCCTTCTCTGCCGTACAGCCCGCAAGGGCTTTTTTTATTGGGAGGTGAGCGCCATTGGCTGTACGAGGAAGAAAACCGAAGCCGACGGCGCTCAAGGTGCTGGAAGGCAATCCCGGCCATCGTCCCCTCAATAAGAAGGAACCCATGCCAAAGGGTCAGCTCCCTCGCTGCCCGGACTGGCTGGAGGATGATGCCAAGAAAGAATGGAAGCGGCTGGGGAAAGTCCTCGCTGAGATGGGGATGCTGACCCATCTGGATATGATGGCCTTTGCCGGATACTGCCAGGCGTATGCCCGGTGGAAAGGGGCCGAAGAGTTCATCACCCAGCATGGGGATATGGTGCGGACGCCGAACGGATACCTGCAGCAGGTGCCGCAGGTGTCCATCGCCCAGACGAACCTCAAGATCATGCTGAAGTTCTGTGAGCAGTTCGGCCTGACCCCGTCTGCCCGGAGCCGCATGGTCGGAGAAGAAAACGGGGTCGAAACAGAAACGGATGAAATGGAACTGCTGCTAAGGGGGTGACAAGTTTGGCGTTTGTATATAAGCCGTCAGCGTTCATGCTGCCGGATTCCCGTTATGATGAAGAAAAAGCTGACCGTGCCGTCGCTTTCATCGAGCATCTCTGTCATACCAAAGGAAAATGGGCCGGGAAGCCTTTCCTCTTATTGCCCTGGCAGGAACAGATTGTGCGTGACCTGTTCGGCATCGTCAAGGAAAACGGGAAGCGGCAGTTCCTGACGGCCTATATCGAGATAGGCAAGAAAAATGGAAAACAACTTGCTATAAATACGCCTATCCCTACGCCGGACGGGTGGAAGACCATGGGCAGTCTTTCCGTTGGTGACTTCGTTTTCGATGAACAGGGTAAGCCATGCTATGTGGTGGCGAAAAGCCTGGTGGATGATACGGAACAGGCCTACGAGCTGATTTTCCGGGATGGCGGCCGGATTGTGGCGGGCGAACGGCATCTGTGGGATGTGGACTACATCTACGGCAAACCGAAACCGAGACTCTGGACAACAGGCGAGATTTACCGCCGCACACAAAGTTATCGAGAAAAATTTGATGATAACAGTTCCATCATACGGATTCCCGTGAATGCTGCTTTGGAACTTCCCAAGGTAGACCTTCCAGTGGATCCGTATTTATATGGCTACTGGCTGGGGAATGGCAACGCCACGAAGCCGGAAATTACTGTGCGTGACTGCGATGTGGATGACCTCATTTCCTTTATCCCGTATCACTTGCACAACCGATATCCGCAGACCTGCGGCGGGAGCGAGATTCTCGTCTATAAGGAACTGAAGAAAATTCTGGTCAAAAGTTTCAGGGATAAGGTCATCCGTCATGATTACCTGCGGGCATCGGAAAAGCAGCGGTGGGAACTGTTGCAGGGGTTGATGGATTCGGACGGATGCATAGGGACACGAAAAGCGCAGAGCGTGTACGTCAGTACCATAAAGCAGTTGGCTGAATCCGTCCGGGAATTGCTCTGGTCGCTGGGTATTAAGAACGCTATGACAACCTGTCCGTCCACCCGTTACGGAAAACCGACAGGGGAAACCTTGTACACCATACGGTTCACCACTTTCGATGACCAGCCGACATCAAAACTGCACAGGAAAATTTCATGGAGCCGGGAACGCGTCAAACAGACACGTTCCTGTTTTCATTATCTGGAAGAAATCCGGCCGCTTGACTACAAAGTCCCCATGCAGTGTATCCAGGTGGACAGCCCGTCCCATTGCTACCTTGCCGGACGGAATATGGTGAAGACGCACAACAGTGAACTGGCGGCAGCCGTAGCGCTTTATTTGCTTTATGCCGATAACGAACCGAGCGCGGAAGTCTATGGCGCGGCCTGTGACCGCAATCAGGCGTCCATCGTGTTCGATGTGGCAAAGCAGATGGTGGAGATGAGTCCGGATCTTCTGCGCCGTTCCAAGATACGGTCGGCAGGCAAGCGGATCATTAACTACCGCAATGCTGGGTTCTATCAGGTGCTTTCAGCGGAGACTGGCACGAAACACGGATTGAATGTATCCGGCCTGATTTTTGATGAAATCCACGCCCAGCCGAACCGGAAACTCTACGATGTCCTGACCAAAGGCTCTGGTGACGCCCGTGAACAGCCGCTCTTTTTCATCATCACCACGGCCGGCAACGACAAAAACAGTATCTGCTATGAACTGCATACCAAGGCTCTCGACCTTATGCACGGCAGGAAGAAGGACTATACCTTTTATCCTGTTGTGTATGGCCTGGAAGAGGGTGAAGACTGGACGGACGAAGCTAACTGGTACAAGGCGAACCCGTCCCTTGGTTACACCATCAACATCGAGCGTGTCCGGGAAGCATATCGGAACGCCATCGAGAACCCGGCCGAGGAGAATGTGTTCAAGCAGCTGCGCCTGAATATCTGGACTTCGACCAGTATCCGCTGGATTCCTGAGCAGGTCTACGACAAAGGTAATCTTCCCATTAACTTGGATTCCCTCAAAGGCCGGATGTGCTATGGCGGATTGGATTTGTCCAGTACCTCAGATATTACGGCCCTGGTTCTGGCTTTCCCGCCACGGACGGAAGATAAGAAATATATACTTCTGCCGTTCTTCTGGCTGCCGGAAGACACACTAGAACTACGTTGCCGGCGCGACCATGTGCTTTACGATGTCTGGCAGAAACAGGAATTCATCCAGACAACCGAAGGAAACGTTATCCATTACGGATTCATTGAAAAATTTATCGAGCGTCTGGGCGAAACCTACAATATCCGGGAAATCGCTTACGACCGGTGGAATGCTACTCAGATGGTACAGAACCTAGAAGACATGGGATTTACCATGGTTCCTTTTGGCCAGGGGTTCAAGGATATGTCGCCGCCTTCCAAAGAGCTGTTTAAGCTTCTGATGGAAGGGAACATCATTCATGGCGGCAACCCTGTCCTCAAATGGATGGCGGGAAATGTAGTCATGAGGCAGGACCCGGCGGGGAACATCAAGCCGGATAAAGAAAAATCCGTCGAAAAAATCGACGGAATCGTAGCGTCCATCATGGCACTGGACCGCTGCATCCGTAACGGGACAGGCGGTGGCAGTGTCTATGATGAACGAGGGGTTATTGCATTTTGAGTTTTGTTAACTAGCTACAGCAACCTGGAGTTTCAGGTCGAGGGCTTGCATAAGTTTGACGAGTGTATCGAGTTTTGGCGTTGTTTTCAGCGTTTCGATACGGGCTATCGAGGATTGAGGGATGCCGCACCGTTCTGCAAGGGTGCGCTGGCTGATGCCAAGCTCCTGTCTCCGCCGGATGATGGAAGAAACAATATTGCTCACTTCTTCGATTTCTTCCATATTGCGGCGTTCTTCTTCACTGATTGCTTTTACATGATTTTTATAGTCTTCCCAAGTTTTCATTGTTCTCCCTCCTTCTGACGGATGTATTTCTAGTTAGACGATAGCATAGATGCTATCAAAAGGCAAGAGAGGCAAAGACGCATTGATTCATCATACTTTTGATTTTATTTCAGGAGGGTTCCATGCATATTCCATTTTTATCCCAATTCTTCAAATCAAGGGATAAACCTCAGAACTATTACATCGGCACGGGTTTCCGTTATCTGTTCGGTCCTTCCACCAGTGGCAAGACGGTGAATGAGTTCACGGCCATGCAGACGACGGCAGTGTATGCCTGCGTCCGCATCCTGGCGGAAACCCTGGCAGCCCTGCCGCTCCAGCTGTACCGTTACACGCCTGGCGGCAAGGAGCGGGTCTATGACCATCCGCTGTACCATCTGCTGCATGATGAGCCGAACCCGGAGATGACCTCGTTCATCTTCCGGGAAACGCTCATGAGCCATCTGCTCATCTGGGGCAATGCCTACGCCCAGATCATCCGGGACCGCCTGGGACGGGTGCAGGGACTCTATCCGCTGCGGCCGGACAAGATGACCGTCTGCCGGGATGACCGGGGACGGATTTTTTATCTGTACACCAAGACGGGAGACGAGAATCCGAACATCAAGCCGTACGGGCAGGTGGCACTCCAGAAGGAAGAAGTGCTGCATATCCCCGGTCTTGGCTTTGACGGCCTGGTCGGCTATTCGCCTATTGCCATGGCCCGCAACGCCGTGGGCATGACCATGGCCTGCGAGGAATACGGGGCGTCATTCTTTGCCAACGGGGCCAGTCCCAGCGGGGTGCTGGAACATCCAGGCGTTCTGAAGGACCCGGCCAAAGTCCGGGATTCGTGGAATGCCGTCTACCGGGGGACGGGCAATGCCCACAAGGTAGCTGTGCTGGAAGAAGGTGTGCGCCCAGATGGGCGTCATTGATAGTAGTGTTTGGTACTACCACCCACAATCATGGGTGAGTTGACCTGTCTTACCGCAAAGTGAAAGCTGATACGGGAACATAGCACGACAGGAAAGCGGTAA